CAACAAACATTTCAGATTGGATCAAGACCAGTACCTACACCTGCCCCGGATGCCAGTTCCGCATGAATGGCGAGGCAGTCTACAACGCGAAGGTGGAGCACACTTGCCCCCGCTGCGGACGGTACGCAGTGCGCGACTTCAAGCGGGAGCCGAAGTGATGAGTGAGACCAGCGAGTACATCATGGGGCAGGTTCGCTCGATGGCAATCATCGCTGAGCGTGCTCTGCTGGAGCATCGCACCGGGACGCATATGTCCGGCGACACGTGTGTTGGTAAAGAGCCGTGCCCGAAGTGCGGCAGTGTAAACAACCTCGCACGGTACGATGACGGGCACGCCCACTGCTTTACACCGGGCTGCGAGCACCATGAGCCACCGACAGACGGCTCACAACAGAACCACAGGAGCAAGCCCATGAGTGGCGATCTCATAAAAGACTATGAGTACCAGGCGCTTAGCAAACGCCGGCTGTCCGAGGAGACAGTAACCAAGTGGAAGTACGGAGTCGGCACCTTCAAAGGGAAACCAGTACAGATCGCGAACTACTACAAGGACGGGCGCATCGTCGCTCAGAAGGTGCGCTTCCCTGACAAGGACTTCCTCATGCTGGGTGACGGCAAGGACTGCGGGCTGTATGGCCAGCACCTGTGGCGAGACGGCGGCAAGAACCTGTGCATCACCGAGGGTGAGATCGACGCCATGTCAGTTAGCCAGCTGTTCGGCAACAAGTGGCCGGTCGTCTCGATCCCGCGCGGGGCCCAAGGCGCAGTCAAAGCCATCAAGCAGGAGTACGATTGGGTCAACAAGTTCGACCAGATCATCCTGATGTTCGACATGGATGATGCCGGCCGCAAGGCTGCCGAGGACGTGGCTGCAATCCTGCCGCCGGGTAAGGTGAAGATCGCCGAGCTGCCGCTGAAGGACGCCAATGCCATGCTGCAGGAAGGGCGTGGTGCCGAGGTGGTCGATGCCTTCTGGGCAGCCAAGCCGTGGAGACCTGACGGTATCCTACGTGTCAGCGACCTGAAGGACGAGGCTATCACCCCGATCAAGCAGGGCGCACCTTGGCCATGGAAGGGAGTCACCGACGCAACCAAGGGTCGGAGGGAAGGACAAGTCATCATGGTCGGCGCCGGCACTGGCATCGGCAAGACTGACGTGTTCACCCAGATGATCGAGTTCGATGCAGTCGAGCTGGGCATCAAGTGCGGCGTCATCTATCTGGAGCAGTCGCCCGTGGAGACGGTGCGCCGACTGGCCGGCAAGCTGATGGGTAAGAAGTTCCATCTACCTGACGCCGGCTGGACAGTGAACGAGCTGGTGGCCGCCATCGACACGCTTGATGGTACCGACAACATCGTGCTGTACAACCACTTCGGTGTCAGCGATTGGGAAACCATCGAGTCCCGCATCCGGTACATGGCAGTAACCATGGACTGCAAGCACATCTACCTCGACCACCTGACGGCACTCGCGGCACACGCCGAGGATGAACGCCGGGAGCTGGAGGCACTGATGGCTGACCTCGCGGGTCTGGCTCAGGAGCTGGGACTGATCATCCATGTCATCAGCCACCTTGCCACGCCGGAAGGTAAGCCGCATGAGGAAGGCGGGCGTGTATTCATCCGGCACTTCAAGGGTGCGCGCGCCATTGGCTTCTGGTCCCACCTGATGATAGGCCTCGAGAGAGACCAGCAGTCAGAGGACGAGGTTGTCGCATGCACTACGGTGTTCCGCATACTGAAGGACAGGTACGGGACGAGCACCGGGACGACCATCGGACTCAGGTATGACTTCGAGACCGGCCTGCTGTATGAGGCACCAATCCCTATGCCGAAGGCGAAGGGTAATCCATTCAACGAAACACAAGAGGACTTCTAATGAGTTCACCATACGCAGACTACGTGCTGGAGAATGTAACCGTCCAGCTGAAAGAAGCCAACATGTGGCTGGCGCGCATATCCCTGTGCCTTCACATCCTGACAGGCATGGCTGTTGGCTACCTGATTGGCAAAGTAATCGGGGCCGTCATTCTTCTTTAACCACAGGAGGCAACCATGTGGGTCTTTGACGTAGAATCAGCAGGGGTAGATTTCTCAAACCCCGCATGGATCAACAACGACGAGCCTAAGGTAATCACCGTGCTGGCTGCGGTCGACCGGGAGACCGGCGACCGTCGCCTCGCGCGGACCCAAGAGCAGATCGACAACCTTCTCCGCGAGCTGGAGCATGAGGACCTCGGCGGACACAACATCCACGGGTTCGACATTCCGTACATCCAGAAGTGTAAGCCGTGGTGGAAGCCGACCGGAACCATCCGCGACTCGAAGGTGGAGTCCGAGATGTGGTACCCAGCGTCCGACCTGAAGTCCAAGGACTTCGCGGCCGAGCGCAAGTACGGCAAGTGGATCGACCGCAAGCTGTATGGTCGCCACTCACTGGAGGCGTGGGGCCAGCGCATCGGCCGGCACCTGAAGGATGACTTCAAGAAGCGCATGGAAGCGATCGGTCTGGACCCGTGGGACCCGGAGCTGCCGGAACCATACGCTACCCAGCGGGCCGAGTACTGCATGGAGGACGTGCTGGTCAACATCGACCTGTTCGATTACCTCGAAGCCAAGTTCCCTTATACGGAGGCAGCTGATGCAGTCCGTATAGAGAACCGAGTGGCTCGCATCCTGACCAAGCAGACGCAGTTCGGCGTGGTGTTCAATGAGAGCAAGGCGCAGAAACTGCATGCGGAGATTATGAAGCACAAACTCCGCATCGAGGCTGAGCTGATCGCAATGTTCGGCAGCTTCTACCTGAAGAAGGGACCGATGGTTACGCCCAAGCGCAGCATGAAGCGCAACAACAAGGAGCTGGGTTGCAAGGAATGGGTGGACGAGGGCGAGCCCTACACCCCGGTCAAGCTGGTGGAGTTCAACCCCAGCAGCAGGCAGCACATAGCCAATCGGCTTATCGTACGCAATGGCTGGAAGCCCACTGCGTTCACCGATACCGGCGATCCGAAGATCGACGAGACGGTGCTGTCAGGTCTCCTATACCCCGAGGCCAGGCTGCTCAACACATACCTGATGATCGACAAGCGTCTCGGTATGCTGGCTGAGGGCAACCAAGCGTGGTTCAAGCAGGCCCGCAACGGGCGCATACACGGCCGTGTCAATCAGAACGGAACCAGAACCACCAGAGCCAGCCACGTCAATCCGAACCTCGGCCAAGTACCCAAGGTGAAGAAGAACAAGGACGGCTCCATCAAGGAGGGCATCGAGGGTGGTTGGGGCGCAGAGATGCGCGAGCTGTTCGAGGTGTCCAAGGGACGCAAGCAGGTTGGTGTGGACCTTAGCGGCATTGAGCTGCGTGCGCTGGGCAACTACATGGCGCGGTATGATAACGGCAAGTACGCGGACCTTGTGATCAACGGGGACGTGCACTCCGAGACCATGCACGTCATCACGTTCAACGACCGCAACAACACCAAGACAGCTGAGTATGCCTACCTGTATGGCGCCGGCGACTACAAGCTGGGGCTCATCACCTACGATGACATGACCGAAGCACAGAAGGCTGAGTTCGGGGAGGTAACCCAGAAGAAGCTGACGGCGCTAGGCAGGGCCACTAGGTCCAAGCTGGTGAAGGGACTGCACGGCATGGAGCCGCTGATGAATGCGTGCTACAAGGCGGCCAAGCGTGGCAGCCTGAGGGCACTGGACGGCCGGCGCATACGTGTGCCGTCGCGCCACTCATCACTCAACACTCTGCTGCAGCATCTGGGAGGACTGCTGGCTAAGGTATGGATGATAATCGTGGAAGACAGACTCATGGAAGCCGGACTGATCGAAGAACATTCGTGGGTAGTTACACCGCTAGACCGGGTGCAACAAATCCTGTGGGTGCACGACGAGCTGCAGTTCGACTGTGAGCCTGAGGTTGCAGAGGGAGTCGCGGCGATAGCTATAGACGCGGCGCGCTTGGCAGGTGAGTTCTTCAAGCTGCGAGTCAAGGTGGATGCAGAGGCGAAGATCGGAAACAACTGGCGTGAATGCCACTAACACAAGAGGTAGAGATGAAAGCACAGATCAACATTGAAGACGTTGTGAACGACAACGGGCCGGGAGTTAAGGTAAGCTCAGGCAGCAAGGAGAACGGCACAACCGACACTCCCGAGTCTACTGCGGTGGCGCTACTGCAGACGCTCAAGATTGCGACTGAGCTGCTGTATCACCCAGAGATTGGGAACCCATTCGCAACGTCGATCGCTGCGTTTCGGACGTTAGCGGAGCAATTGAAAGAACGCGACAACCCTATCGAGGAGGACATCACATGAAAGTAACCATGATTCTTGAAGACGATGAAGGCGGTCGTCCGGTATTCAGCGAGCTGGTCGAGGGTGAAGACCCAGACCAGACCTCAATGTCCTACTCCATCGCAGTCGTACTGAAGATGGTGATGCAGCTGCTGAACACCGCATCTCGCCGGGCACTGGTAACATTCATCGCATCCCTGTACCGTGCGCATCGTGACGGCACGTTGGATTCCGCAGAGGTATCCTTCGGCGAAGACGACAAGCCGGTATGTCACTAAAGCTGCTGCTGGTGGTCGCCCTTGTGGCGGCCACTGGCTGTACCTCGGTACCTACCAATGATCCCTATACCACTAGAAATGCTGACCATGGGCGTGTCCACGGTAGTTGGAATGATTGGCAAGGCAATGGACGCCAAGGCCAAAGCCCAGCAGACAATGATGGAGTCTCTGAACAAGGATGCGATTGCTCGCAGCAACAGCGGGACTCAGCAGTTTCAGTTCACACGCCGGACGATAGCACTCACGGTGATCTTTGCGGTTGTAGTATTGCCGAAGCTCGCGGCCTTGGGTGGCGCGCCCGTAGTAGTCTTTACGTCGGAGCCGGGAGTGTCCTATTTGTGGGGCTTATTCTCCTCATCCGCCGGTACGGTGTACTACACGGTGGCCGGGGTTCCGATAACTCCACTTGATACACACCTCGCTGCTTCGGTGGCCGGGCTTTACTTTGGATACGGAGGCAGTAAATGAAATTCCTCAACGACATTCAGTTCCATACGTGGGATGACTATGTCCACCAGCAGAAGATGGTCAAGGCAGTACTCACCTTCCACTCACAGATGTCTATCTCTGACGCGCTGCTGAGCCAAAGCGAACGCGAGGTAACCATCCGCTCGCGTCGGCTGTTGTCCGAGGGAATCCAGCGGACAATCTTCGGGGATGTCATTGAGGAGCTGAGCGGACTCCGCAAGCAGCTATTCAGTGTTCGCGACCCGTCTGTCATACCAGTGATGGACCGGCTCACCGACCTCATCGACAAACTCAGAAGGGGACAGACATGAAGACGACAATCCTACTGGACGCTGATGTGCCGGCATACCAGTTCGCCGCGCGCGGACAGTCGGAGATAGTCTGGGATGAGGGGGATGACCCGATTGTGATCCCCCCTCCCGAGCAAGTTGCAATAGCCGGGATGCTCGAGTACATCGACGATCTGAAGGGGAAGCTGGACGCCGACAACGTGGTGCTCTGCTTCACCGACCTGAACCGACGAGCTAACTGGAGGTTGGACGTTCTGCCCAGCTACAAGGAGTGCAGGGGTGAGCGCAAGTCTCGCCCCATCCTGCACGACATGCTTGAGGTAGTTCTGGCAGAACACTTCGAGGCCTACCGTAGGCCGCGACTTGAAGGTGATGACATCCTCGGGATACTCGCGACCAACCCGAACTACATCAAGGGTCGGAAGATCATCGTGACGATCGACAAGGACCTTCGCACCATCCCTTCGCGTAAGCAGCGTGGCTCAGACAATCTGCTATACCACCTGCCGATGAAGGGCGAGGCGAAACTGGAACGCATCACCGAGTCCATGGCCGACTGGTACTGGATGTATCAGACCATCATTGGGGACGCGACCGATGGGTACAAGGGGTGTCCCGGCGCCGGCAAGGTGGCCGCCATCAGAACCCTCGGCGAGATGAAGGACTGCGAGGGCCATGACCGTGAAACAGTTCTGGCCGATGGTCGTGGCACTGTACGAGACCAAAGGCTTCACCGAAGAAGACGCATTAGCACAGGCCCGCGTGGCGCGCATCTGCCGCCATGAGGATTATGACTACAAACACAAGAGGGTAATACCGTGGGATTTCGAGTCCGTAAAGTAAGTGAAGATTACCGTGACTGGTGGACGTGGGACGTGGGGCGCTTCTGGTACTCCCTGACGCACCTGCTCAGCAAGAAGTCCGGTGCCATGGCGCGCGACGATTTCAGTCACGCATACGTCAACGTGTTCGTTGAGTTCATCAGAGCCTCGGCTTACCTAGGAGGGCACATCATGGCTATCTTACTGCCGTGGCTGCTGCTTGCAGTGGTGTGGAAATGAGCGATCCCGTCAGCAAGCCCAACCACTACATGCTGTTCGCAGATGGAACAGAAGCCATCGACGTCATCCGCGCCACGCTGACCCCGGAGGAGTTCCGGGGTTACTGCAAGGGCAACGTCCTGAAGTACCGGCTGCGGGCTGGCAAGAAGGACAAGCTGGAGCAGGACATTGCGAAGGCTGAGACCTACGCCAAGATGCTGACCGACTACTTAGTAAGGGAGTTGGACCTGAAGCAGTGGGACGAGCCGGAGCAGTACAAGAAGCCTGAGACCTTCGGTGTCCTAATCTCAGAGTCGGAGCATGCGTACTCACTGAATGAGGATGAGTGCAACGACTGTGCAACCTGCATGAACCTTAACTGTCCAAGGAGATAACAATGAGCAAGGGTGATGAGACCTATGGTCCGTCGCTTCCGATCTCGCAAGAGATACATGCGATGAAGTACCGGAGTAAGGGTGAGTCCTTCAGCGAGTCATGCGCGCGCTTTGCGAATGCGCTGGCGGACGATCCCAACCACTTCAGGAAGCTGTACAACATCCTGCTCAACATGCGCTTCCTCGGTGGTGGCCGCACGCAGGCAGCTATCGGCTCGACCCGTAAGGTGACAGCCTTCAACTGCTTTGTGTCCGGCACTATCGAGGACTCCATGTCCAGCATCATGCAGCGTGCCACTGAGGCAGCCGAGACCATGCGCCTAGGTGGTGGCATCGGCTATGACTTCAGTACGCTGCGCCCTCGCGGGGACACCATCGTCAGCCTAGACTCCAAGTCTTCGGGCCCGGTGTCCTTCATGGGAATCTTCAACGCAGTGTGTGACACCATCAGCAGCGCCGGCCACCGTCGCGGGGCGCAGATGGCAGTCATGCGCGTTGACCATCCCGACATCGAAGAGTTCATCCGCTCCAAGCAGAACGACAGCCGGTTCCGCGCCTTCAACATCAGCGTTGGTGTGACCGACGAGTTCATGCGTGCTGTTCAGAACGGCGACGAGTTCGCTCTGCGCTTCGGTGGCAGAACGTACAAGAAGGTCGACGCCCGCGCCCTGTGGGAAGAGATCATGCGCAGCACTTGGGAGTGGGCAGAGCCCGGCGTTCTGTTCATCGACCGCATCAACCAGATGAACAACCTGTACTACTGCGAGACGATCGCGGCTACCAATCCCTGCGGGGAACAGCCGCTGCCCCCGTATGGGGCGTGTCTGCTGGGCAGCTTCAACCTGACCAAGTACCTCATCCCCAGCTTTGTCGGAGGGGATTGGGCGTTCAACGAGGAACAGTTGCGAGCCGACATCCCGGTGGTGGTGCGAGCCATGGACAACATCCATGACAACACCTTCTTCCCGCTGAAGGAGCAGGCCAAGGAGTCGAAGATGAAGCGGCGCATGGGCCTTGGTATAACTGGCCTGGCCAACGCTGGCGAAGTCCTAGGGTACACCTATGGTTCCGAGGAGTTCCTCGAGTTCACCGCAAGGGTGATGTCTATCATACGTGATGAGTGCTACTTGGCGAGCGCAATGCTGGCCGAAGAGAAGGGCGCCTTCCCGATGTACGATGTGAACTACCTGAACAGCAAGTTCGTACTCACGCTACCTGATACGGTGCAGGACGCAATCGCCAAGCATGGCATCCGCAACTCTCACCTCCTGTCTGTAGCACCAACCGGCACCATCAGTCTGTCCGCTGACAACATCAGCTCAGGCATTGAGCCGGTGTTCAGCCACTACTACGATCGCACCATCCAGACCTTCGATGGTCCCAAGGTCGAGCGTGTAGAGGATTGGGCTTACCGGGAGCACGGCATCAGGGGCAAGACGGCGACCGAGTGTACCGCAATGGAACACCTGAGCGTGCTGGCAGTGGCCCAGCATTACGTCGACAGTTCCTGCAGCAAGACCATCAACGTGGACCCCAACACTCCTTGGAAGGAGTTCAAGGAAATCTACATGCGCGCATGGGAGACCGGCTGCAAAGGCTGCACTACGTTCAACCCCGGTGGCAAACGCTTCGGCATCCTCAATGAGGTGAAGGCCGAGGACAAGCCACAGGCCTGCTACATTGATCCTGAGACCGGCATTAAGTCCTGTGAATAGGAGGCACTATGTCTGGACCCTACACCCCGCGCGGACTGCGCGACTACCAGCTCGATGAGTTGACCAGCTATGAGCTGATCGACATCCTCGCCGAGCTATTCCCGCGAATGCTTGCTCAGCCTGACGTACACTCACAGTCGTACATCATGTTCGAGTCCGGCAAACGCGACCTGATTGAAACCTTGCTACTGAAAAAGGAGCGCGAGATAAATGAACGGCGCAACGCTAAAGTCAAGGTATGAGAAGCTAGCCGATGCTGACCGGCGTCCGTATCTGGACCGGGCCCGCACCTGTGCCAAGCTGACCATACCTTCCCTGATACCTGAGGACGGTCATAACAAGACCCAATCCTTCTCGACCCCGTGGCAATCGCTGGGTGCGAAGGGTGTCAACAACCTGTCCAGCAAGCTGCTGCTGTCGCTGTTTGCTCCGGGCTCCTCGTACTTCCGCCTGAAGATCAGCGAAGCCGACATGAAGCAGCTGGGCGAAGCCACCAAGGGTGACGTCGAGGAAGGCCTCGCTGCATACGAACGTGTGGTGATGAGTGAGATCGAGAACAGCAAGACGCGCTCGAGTCTGTTCAACGCATTCAAGCACCTCATCGTGGGCGGCAACGCTCTGATCTACGAGGAGCCGGACACCGGCAACGTTCGCATGTACCCGCTGTCCCGGTACGTCTGCAAGCGCACCCCCGGCGGCCACCTCTACATGATCATCACCCTCGATGTAACGACTTGGGCCTCGCTTGGTGCCGACCTCCAGCAGGCCTTGGTTGACGCCGGTAGCGGCAATGGTGCCACCGATGACACCTCTGTCAACATCTACACGGGTGTGCAGCTGGTCGGCAACAAGTGGCAGGTGTGGCAGGAAGTCGAGGGCGTCCCCGTCCCTGACTCGATGACCAGCTACCCGGCTGAGGGCAGTCCCTACATCCCGCTGCGCTGGACTAGCGTCGAGGGCGAGGACTACGGGCGTGGGATGATCGAGGAAATCTACGGTGACCTGAACACCGTCGACTCCTTGCAGCAGTCCATCGCTGAGGGCTCGGCGATCGCATCGCTGGTGAAGTTCCTTGTGGACCCCAACGGCTCGACCGAAGCTGACGACCTTGCGGACTGTCCGAATGGTGGCTTCGCTACCGGCCGGGAGCAGGACATCAGCGTGCTGCAGGTACAGAAGTTCGGCGACCTCCGAGTGGCCCGCGAGTACCTTGTGGAGCTGAAGGCCGACCTGTCGTCTGCGTTCCTGATGCACCAGTCGATCCAGCGTAACGCCGAGCGCGTGACCGCTGAGGAGATACGGTTCATGGCGCAAGAGTTAGAGGACGCTCAAGGCGGCATCTACAGCCTGCTCGCGCAGGAACTGCAGCTGCCATTGGTCCGCTCCAGCATCCGCCGGCTGACCAAGAACAAGACGCTGCCGCCGCTGCCGAAGGAAGTCAAGCCGGAGATCATCACCGGACTCGAGGCCCTTGGCCGCAACCAAGAGCACCAGCGCCTGCGTATGTTCGTGGCTGACTCTGCCGGCACGTTCGGTCCTGAGGCTGTCGTCGAGTACCTGTCGGTCGACGAGTACATGAAGCGCAGCGCCGCCGCGATGAACATCCCGACCGAGGGCCTGGTCCGCTCGGACGACGAGGTTCAGCAGCGCCGTCAGCAGATGATGGAAGCCCAAGCGCAAGCTCAGGCTGCCGCCCAACCCCAACAGTAACCAACCACGGGGACCTTCGGGTCCCCTTTGAGGATTGACACATGGCTAACGCAGTACCCGTACACCCCAAGGCTCCTGAAGAAGCAGCCGAGAAACCGGCCAAGAAGCCGGCTCAACAGTCAGGCCCGGCGAAGGTTCAGACCCACATCCCGGCCGCCCCCGGAAACTACTACGAACTGCCGGATGGCACGGTCGTAAAGGACAACTAAGATGACCGATGAGACGACCAACACAATCGAGAGCGGAACCCCGGCGCCGACTGGTTCGGCCGCCTATACCGATGAACAGCTCGCCGAAGCCTTCCCCGGCCAAGACATCAGCCACGTCAAGGCTATGCTCGACAAGGCCGCAGGCGTTGGTGTACCGACCGACCCACATGAGGGGAAACCCAATGGCGCAGCCCCTGCAACACCAGAAGATACGTCCTCTGACGAGAAAGGAGATAGCTCAGATGAAGAAGGCGGAATCGAATACCCCGAGTACATCCCAGAGAAGTTCCGTAAGGGATCAGTTGAAGAGGCTATGCAGAAGCTGGCCGAATCCTACAAAGTGCTGGAGGGCTCTCGTAGAGTTCCTGCAGCTGATGGTGGTGAGCCTGCTAGCAGCGGGGATGGTAGTGATGCTGGCTCAGATGCTGAAGGACCTAGCGGACACGTTGACCTGAGGTCGATCGAGGCCAAGTTCGTTGAGAACGGCAAGCTGACCGAAGCCGACTACGCCGCAGCCGAGAAGGCCGGCCTCGACCGTGGAACCGTCGACGCCTATATCGCCGGCCAGCAGGCTATCGCCCAGCAGCTGGTGACCAAGGTCCACTCGATGGTCGGCGGCCCGGACACCTATGAAGCCATGCTTCAGTGGATGGTCGGCAACCTGCCTAAGGCCGAGGTCGAGGCATACGACGAGGCAATGGGAACCGGCAGCGAGGCCAAGATAGCCGTCGCAGTCCGGGGCGTGCATGCCGCCTATCTCTCGGCAGTAGGGTCAGACCAAGGCCGGCGTGTGGCTCCGACCACGGGACAGCCTAAGGCCCCCGGCTTCCAGTCCAAGCGCGAGATGATCGACGCAATGAAAGACCCCCGGTATTCCAAGGACGCCGCGTACCGGGCTGAGGTGGCAAGACGCATTGAGAATGGGAACGTGTGGTAATCTAATTCCCTGCATTGTGGAGACCAAACATTCCTGCTAAAGGATTCCAATAAAAACAATGGTCTCCGTGCCTCCTGTGTTGTCTGTCTGGAGGGGACGCAATGTCCCCTCTTTTTTCTTGGCAATCAGGATGTTACCAAGATTCCCGAGAAGCACCAGCCCAAGGACAGGTTGAGACCGAGGTCTCCCGCTTGGACATACTGCGTTGTGAGAAGGGTATTAAGGTAGAACTATAATCATAAACCCTTAATTCCAAAAGGAATACCACAATGTCTGCTGCAACTCCCCTTCGCATTGGCGAGAACAACCTCGGTGGTGACGCCGCTGCGCTGTTCCTGAAAGTCTATGGCGGCGAAGTCCTGACTGCGTTCGATGAAGTAAATGTCATGGAACAGCTGCAGGTTATCCGCAACATCCAGTCCGGCAAGAGCGCTCAGTTCCCCGCGACTTGGAAGGTGAATGCCTCCTACCACACTCCGGGCGCCGAAATCGTTGGCCAGACCAGCGCCGTGTCTGAGCGTGTGATCACCATCGACGACCTCCTGATCTCTGACGTGTTCATCCCGTCGATCGACGAGGCGAAGAATCATTACGAGTACCGCTCGGAATACACCAAGCAGTCCGGCCGTGCGCTGGCCAAGAAGTTCGACACGAACTCGCTGCAGGTTGCCGTGCTGGCTGCGCGCGCGAGCGCGACTGTGACCGGCGGCAATGGCGGCACCCAGCTGACCGCTGCTGGCTACGCGACCACTGGCTCGACCATGGCCGCTGGCATCTTCTCGGCTGCCCAGAAGCTGGACGAGAAGGACGTCGAAGAGATGGATCGCTATGCGATCTGGCGTCCGGCTCAGTACTACATTCTGGCGCAGACGACCGACGTCCTCAACCGTGATTGGGGCGGCGCTGGCGTGTACGCGGAAGGTGCGGTCCTGAAGGTCGCTGGTGTCCACATCGTCAAGAGCAACCACGTGCCCAGCACGAACGTTGCGACTGGTCCTGCCGCCTATCAGGGCGACTTCAGCAATACTCAGGCAGTGGTGATGAACCGCAAAGCCATGGGTACCGTGAAGCTGATGGACCTGGCCGTCGAGATGGAATACGACATCCGCCGTCAGGGCACCCTGATCGTCGCTAAGTACGCTCTGGGTCATGGCATCCTGCGTCCTGAGTGCGCGGTCGAGCTGAAGAGCGCCTAAGGCTAACTGAAACACAACCCTCAACTCCCCCAAGCCGATAATGCGGGTGCGGGTAGGATGGGGGTTATTTACCAAATCCTTAGGAGACTTCAATGTCCGACAAACTCTTTCACACTTTCGCTGAGCTGACCGCTAATGGCCAGTCCGCCAGCGTTGAGCTGCCCGGTGACGTCAATGACGTCCTTGTGTATCTCAATGACGCTGAGACGTGGGGCGCCGGCACTCTGATCCTGCAGACCTCGTTCGATGGTGGCACGACTTGGGTTGCTGTACCCTCCGCATCGTGGACCGTTGGTGACGGCCTGCTCACCTCTAGCGCACTCCGCTGCTTCGGCAAGGACCTGCGCCTGAGCCTGTCCGGCGCGACTACTCCGTCTCTGACTGTGACCATCAAGGCGGAACGAGTCTCTCAGTCTGAGGCTCAGTACGTTGGTCCCATCACTGCCAACGGCAACACTGACTTCGTTCTTAATCGGAACGGTGCGTGCGCCGTGTTCATCAAGGGCACCTTTGATTCTGCGTCTGTGACGCTGAGTCATAGCCCCGATGGCACCCTGTACGTTGACAGTGGCGTTACTGCCATTACCGCAGCCGGTGGTGGCTTCTTCAGCAACGCCGGTAAGGACACCATCATGCGTCTGGTAACTGGGTCCATCGTGACCGCAGCCGACCTCGACGTGCATGTATACAGCGTCCCTGCGTAACACCCATAGCCGGGCTTCTTAATTGAGGCCCGGCTTTTTTTCACTATTCCCTTGGAGGACCCATGGCCGGAATGACCAAACTCCAAGCCGTGAACCTGATGCTGTCAAACATCGGTGAGTCCCCGGTAAGCACCCTGACAGGCGCCGAAGGAGACGTGTTCGTTGCCACGGCTATTGTCATACTGGATGAGACTACCCGAGCGGTGCTGAATGGCCGCTGGGAGTTCAACTTCGATGAAGACTACCTGTTGTCGCCTGACATGAGCGGCAACATTCTTATTACCGACGACATGCTTGCCGTCGATACCAGCGCCCGCTCCAGCGACGTAAGTGTCACTGTCCGCGCGGGCAAACTTTATAACAAGACCGACCAGACCTTCGTATTCACCGACGCCCTGTACTGTGACGTGACGTGGGAGTTCACCTTTGAGAACTGCCCGCAGTACATCCGCCAGTACATGGCAGTACGTGCAGCTCGAGTATTCGCCGCCCGCATGTTGGGTGACAGCACCGGCTCTCAGTTGACTGAAGAAGACGAGAAGACTGCGCGCGCCAATGCCAAGCGGGCCGAGCTGAAGAACGCCGACCGTAGTATGATGGAAGGCTCGATGGAAGGTCCGGGCTCAGGCATCGCTAGGATGCAAGTTAGGAGACTGTAATGCCTCTCGTTAGCCGAAATATCCCGTCGCTGCTTAATGGCGTGTCGCAACAGCCACCGAGCCTGCGGCAAGCCTCTCAGTGCGAGCAACTGGTGAACGGCTATCCCTCTTTGTCTGATGGTCTGATCAAGCGCCCACCCTCGTACCACATTGCTCAGCTGGCCGGCACGCCTTATGGTTCGGCCTATGTGACCACGCTGGACTACGGTGGCACCGATCAGTTCCTGCTGGTCATCGTCGATAACGACATGTTCATCTTCGACACCGCTGGGGTTAGCCAGACCATCAACTTCCCTGATGGCAAGACGTACCTGAACGTGACCGACCCGGTGACCGACTTCGCTGTCGTTGCCGTGGAGGACATTGCGTACGTTGCCAACAAGACTATTCTGGTCGACTACGACGCCACTGTTGCAGGTGGCACGTTCACTGGCTATGTGCAGACCTTTGCCAATCTCCCGGCCGCTGGCGCCGGCACTGTAGGTCAGGTATACCGGATTGTCGGTGACGACTCCGTTGTGCTGACTGGCTACTATGTCATCGGCGTCAACTCCGGTGGTAGCTACTACTGGCAGGAGTGCCCAGCTGTTGGCGTGAACACAACCCTCGACCCGGCCAAGATGCCCTACAAGCTGACGTGGTCTGGCTCTGCCTTCACGTTCCAGAAGGAAACTTGGGGCACGCGTCCGGCCGGCTCACTGACCTCGCTGCCTGAGCCGAACATTATCTCGCGCTCCATCCGAGACATCTTCTTCTTCCGTAACCGTCTCGGACTACTGGCCGGTGAGTACTGCGTCCTGTCGCAGTCAGGTCCTGACTACCAGAACTTCTTCAGGCAGTCAGCCACTGACATACTGGACAATGACTTCATCGACGTGCGCGCGGCGAACATCAAGGTCTCAACGCTGAACTTCGCGGTGCCGTTCAACAAGCAGCTGCTCACTCTGTCCCAAGGGACTCAGTTCATCCTAGGGACCGGCGCTGGACAGCTACTGACCCCGAGCACGGCTGCGATCGACGTGGCAACGAACTACGCTGCGAACTCCGTAGCGAAGCCCGTGGTGGCTGGCAACTCAGCCTACTTCCCAAGCGAGAACACCCTGTTCGCATCGCTGCGTGAGTACACTGTGTCCGATGATAGCCAAGTGGCGAACACTGCGGAGGACGTGACGGCGCACGTGCCGGCCTACATCCCCGCTGGTGTCTTCAAGCTGGCTGTAGCTGAGAACGATGACACGCTGTTCGTGCTGACCAGTGGCAACCAGCAGCGGCTCTACGTGTACAAGTACTTCTGGTTCAACGATCAGAAGGTGCAGAATGCGTGGTCGTATTGGGAGTTCGATACCGACACCTCGATCCTGTCTATGGACGTGATCGGCTCCAGCCTGTTCCTGCTGGTCGACAAGACTGATGGCACCCACCTGCACCGGATTGATCTGCAGGATGACCCCTCGCTAACCGAGATGGGCTTCGTGTGCCACCTCGACGATCGTGTACTACTGACTGGAGTGTATGATGGTGTTAATGATTGGACAACTTGGACCCTACCTTACGTCCATACTGCCCACACTGCTGCGGACTTCCAGCTTGTTAAGTCAGGAGCATGGACCTCAAGCTACGGTGCTCTCATCCCCGGACATACTCTCGTTGGAACTAATCAGGTCAGAGTCGATGGAGACTTCAGCACGCATCCGGTCTACATAGGACACATCTACACGTTCCTGTATCGGTTCTCCGAGCTGTTCATGCGCGAAGGAACCGACCCGGACAAGGGCTCGCCAATCCTGAATGCAGTGCTGCATCTGCGTACCATGAACATCCGGTACTCGCAGACTGGCTACCTGCGTGCAGAGGTGACCCCAAGGTCGGGAGCAACCACGTTCCAGTACACGTTCAGCGGTAAGCTGATCGGGGCCGCCGACCTGTTGATCGGTACACCCAACATAACGACCGGCACGTTCCGGTACCCTGTGTCTGCTGATAGCAGCCGCGTAACCATGGACCTTATAAACGACAGCCATGTTCCTTCCGCAATCGTAAGCGCGGAGTGGCAAGGTAACTATTCACCCAGAGCGGGGAGGAGACGCTAATGCCGTATCTAGCTATCGCTGCCCTAGGCCTTCAGGCTGCGGGCATGGGGATTAGTTACTTGGGCGGAAAGGAAGCCGAGAGCAACGCCAAGGATAAAGTTAAGCATGACGCCGAGCTGGTGCGCTATCAGGCGCAGGTACAGACCTCGGCAATCCTCGATGCGCGCACTGAGGCAGAGCAGCAGGCCGTCCAGAATCTTTCTGTGATGGCCCGCCAGTCTATGCTGGAACGTGGTCGCATCCTTGCCGGTGCTGGTGAAGCTGGAGTAGCTGGAGGCTCAGTCTCCAGCCAGCTCCTCGCCAGTTACCAGCATGAGGCCGAGGCCCGTGGCACTGAAATCTACAACCTCAAGGCTTACCAGCGGCAGACCGTGCGTGACATCTCAGCGGTTGAGGCCGGCCTACAGGTGAACTTGCCGAAGTACGAAGGATCGTCTGCAGGCAGCTTCGCAACCATCCTAGCAGGTGCAGCTAGTGCGCTGCAGACCTACCACTACATGAACAAGGAATAGGAGAGGCAGACATGCCAAGAGATACTACAAGAGCAAGCGTACGAACGGAGGTACAGCCTGCGCTGAGCCCTTCCGGCCTGCGCATACAGGCTCATCCGACCGGCATGTCGCTTCCTCAAGGGGACTACCGTCCTAAGGCAAACCCCGACACGCAGCTGATCGCTCAGGCGTTCAATACCCTGTCTCAGGTTGCCTCAGAGGTCGCACGCGGGCAGATCGTGAAGGAGCGCCAGTCTGACTTGGCGCTTGGCACTCAAGCCCGCCTAGAGGCTGGTGATGCGGCTGACCGCACTGCCGACACGATGGACAAGTCGATCTACTTCATCAAGGGCTATGACCTGATGAGTGGCAAGCTGGGCGCCTCCAAGGCTACCGCTGACCTGTATGCGATCTACGACGAGAACCCTGACGCGTTCCTCACGCAGGCCCAAATCCAGAACATGGTCGCCAACAGGATCAAGGCCGACCTGCAAGGAGTAGACAGCCCTGAGATGCGCGTTGCGTACCTCGAGGGAATGATGGCTGTAGAGGCCGAGCTGACTGCTAAGAATGCCAAGTACCAATCAGTGGTCGCGCACTCTAAGCAGATCGACAACTTCTCCGCTGTTGTGAACCAGACGTTCTCAGTTGGAGCGGACAACAAGTCGGCTCAGGACCTGGCCACCGACAAGGCCGCCATGCGTGAGCTTGGCAAGATGAACGGTCTGACGTCTGACGAGATCAACAAGGTGTTGGTCACCAACGTCGGCAGGATCGCAGTCGACACCGGCCGCCCCGAGCTGCTTGATGCGTTCAACATTGCTACGCAGGACACCGACAAGCCGGATCAAACGATCCCCGGACTGTCCACCAGCATGACCTATGGCCCGGCTATTGCCGAGTTCAAGGAACAGGCTGAGCGCTCGAAGACGGCGTTCGAGGTTAAGTCCAAGGAGGTCCGGCAGAACGCCTTCTATAAGGCATTCGAGGCTGAGACCAACAGTGGCCTGAAGCTGAAGATGCTGGACGATGCCGTTGAGTCTGGGCTGCTGACAGCCGAGCAGGCACGCTCCGATCGTGAGAACATGGCCAAGGCTAAGAATGCCACCGACATGTCCAACGTGGTGAACGGGCTGATGCTGACTGGCGACTTCGCCGGGATCGACCTACTGGTTGACGAGGGACTGCTGAAGTCCGCTGACCGGGACAAGATCATCGACAAGACCAATGGCAACCTGATCAGCTACTACCATAAGAACGCTGAGTCCAATCCACAAGAAGCAGCCTATGCCCTGCGGGTGCTGTCTAACAACACCGTTGGCACCGGCCGCAAGTCGGACGTGCTGAAGCGCGAGCTTAACCCGTCGCCTGATAACTTCGGTGCATTCGTTGAGGCAATCAACACGATGAACCTGATGGAAGTTCAGGGCGCCTCAGGTGTGGCCGCAGTTCAGAGCCACATCTCCGATGACATGCGCGCAAGGCGCAAGCTGTACGAGACGCAGATCAATAACGGTGTCTCTCCCGAAGAGGCGTTCCAGATGGCCCGCGCCTATGGTTCACCAGAGGCCCTAGAGTTGGGCCATAAGATGGTGACGACCAAGCAGGCGAATGTCATAAGCGGTGAGGTGTCCGATCGACTCAGCACCTACGACCCCGGAGTCTTCAGCTTTGAGTACGAGATGGCGAACACTGCCGCGTATCAGGAAGAGGCGCTCTCGTTCGTGCGGACTGCCATTGTCAAGAGCGGTGGGCGCATGTCTGCCGAGGATGCGCTGGACATGTACTTCGAGAAGTTCGAGGCCAACCACGTCGCGTACAAGCCTCAGGGCTCTGACACTGGTGTGTGGGTGAACATGCCCGGCGTAGAGCAGGACGACCTACAGAAAGCAATGGACTGGTACAGTGATGGCATCCGAGCCGAGCTTGGGTATGGTGAAGACATTGGGTTCTACCCAGAGCACCAGCCCGGAGTCGGTTACGTGCTGCATGACACCAATGGGTTCCTTGTAACGCGCAACGTTACGACTGCTGACGGCCGAACCGTAGCCGTGCCGGTGACCTTCAAGTCACCCAACGATCTGATGGAGAGCTACCACGACAGTCAGTTCATGTCCCCCGAGGAAGCCATGGCCGCCAATGCCAACCGCTACGGAGGACAGCGTCGAGGTCCCCACCGGACCCCAGAGCAGATTGCTGCAGCTCACAATGAGCGACTGACCAAGCGCAAGGCGCGCGAGGATGCGCGGAAGAAGGTCATGGAGATCGCAGAGCGCAACGCCAAGCAGACCGATGAAGCTATCGGTGAGCGCTACGCTACGTCAGCACGCGGTACCCGCAAGTCTCGCAGGCGTGGTAGAGGTGAGGCCCCTGTGGCTGAGACCCCGGCCGAGCCCGCAGCTCCTGCACAGGAAGCGCCTGCTCCAGACCAGTCGATGAGCTTCATCGCTAACGAGGAGAACGCTCAGCGTGTTGGGTTCGACAAGCAGTCCAGCCTCTGGAAGCCTCACGGCTCTCTGGAAGGTGGTAACGCCACGCTCGCCTATGGTCACAAGATCACCGACGAGGAGAAGGCCTCAGGCGTCATCAAGATCGGCAATGAGTCCGTACGGATTGATGCCGGCCTGACTGAGACGCAGGCACTGAAGCTGCTCGAGCAGGACACTGCCATAGCACGTGATGCCGTCGATAGTCTGGTGACTGTTCCGCTTAACGCGAACCAGAAGGAAGCGCTGACCAGCCTTGTGTACAACGTGGGCGTCGGCTCCTTCAAGAAGTCTGCAGCGCTGAGGGCATTGAATGCCGGCGACATGAAGACGTTCCGCGAAGAGGCATTCGGAGCTAAAGGTTGGGTGAACTACAAGGGACACCCCGGTGGCCTGAAGGCCAGACGTAAACGCGAAGAAGATAAGTTCTTCGGCAAATAGGAATCATCGCGCAGGGACGCGCACAAACACTGAGGATAGACCATGTGGGAAGATAGCAAGACGCGCCTAGGCTTCGGGCCGATCGAGGAGCCAGGCCTAGCGCCGGCACCTGTGGGTGTGTCTCGGCCTGTACCCGAAGTTCAGCCTGAGGACGACACCAGCTTTGCAGCAGCTTGGCAGCCAGCCAGACAGCTGTATGGTACGACCAATGTACTGAACCGGCACTTCAATGAGGAGAACCAGCCGGCCGATCCCAACTACAAGTTGGAGAGCAACTACAACGAGCTGATGAAGGATGTCCCCAAGCTGTATCAGGGACCGCTCCGCGAGCAGCTGGTAGATGCCCGCTCAGCTGAGCACTCATGGGCTATCCGCGACAACTTCATGTTCGAGATACAGCAGCAAGAAGAGTTGGCCAAGCAGGGCTGGAAAGGCGCTGCCGCAACTCTAGCTGCTGGCATCCTTGATGAGGGTGCTGTCGCTCTGACGTTCCTTGGGCCGACTGCCGTGGTGGCAAGGTCCGCGAAGTTGGCGCGTGCGCTACATCTGGCCAATAAGGCCAATCGAATTGCCGCATACGCTGTTGCCGGTGCGGCCGAGAACGCATCCATCGAGGCTATCTCGGTGGCCGCTTCACATACCCGCAGCCCATTCGATATAGGCTACGCAGCCGCGTTCGGCGGACTGTTCGGCGCAGCTGCTGGTTCCCTGATGCAGGCCCCGCGCATCCATCCTAAGGCCCCAGAGCCTGAGGTATCGGTGCATAACCCTGACACTGTCAAGGCTAACGACCGTGCGCTGAAGGACATGGATCAGACCATCGAGGCGAATGCTCGGGGTGACGATAACCCGATCGACCATCCGGTACTGAACCAGTTCAACGAGGACGAGGCTGTCGGCCTCAGGCAGACCTTGGGCGAGGACCCGCTGCCTGAAGACGTGGCTGTAACGCAGCCGGTCACCATCGAGAACCTTGTGTTCGATAAGAACAAGGAGCTGGACGTTGAGGCTACTGCCAGCCAGCTGCCTCCGGTGGCTGCTGGGTACACACGCCTGTACCGTGCAGAGAGCCCAACGGTGAAGTTCGAGGATGTGTTCGACACCGAGAAGCTGTACGAGTTCTCCCCCGGTGACAAGCCCGGTCAGTTCTACACCGACAACCTGAGCTACGCGGACTACTTCAGGACGACCTACGGTAAGGACGCCTCCCTCAAGTACATCGACGTTCGTAAGGATGCTCTGGAAGCTGGCCGTGTGAAGGATGGCTACGTCATTGATACGACCGGCAAGCCGCCCGCCAAGGCCCGGCCGATCGTTGAGTCGCGTGAGCCCAAGATGGCCAAGCAGGCCGCGCTTGACGCAGAGGAAATTCGGAACATCAACGCCAAGCTGAAGGAGTTCGCAGATGAGGAGATCGCTACGCCGGTACAGCCGACGCTTACTGCCGAGCTGGAAAAGGTCAAGGCGTCACTGGCTAAGGCTGCGCCTGAGAAGGACCTAGACCCGAAGTCTCTGGTCCGCCAGCGTCAGGAGCTGACCAACCAGCGCCGTCACTTTATGACTGTGCTGCAGAAGGAGGACCCCGACACGTACGCGGAGCTGGGCTTGGGGCGTAACCCCTCGGCCAAGGACTTCGAGCTGCTGATCAAGAAGGGAGCCAAGAAGCTGACCGACCGTGTGGAGAAGGCCTACAAGAAGGACCTCGCGGCAGTCGAGGCTCGCTATGAGAAGATCGACAAAGAGTCAGCCAAGCTGGCCAATCGACTGAAGGTCCTCGAGGCGCGCGAGGCTGTAAGGGCCCGTCTCGGTAAGAAGCCCGTACTTGGGCAGCTGGCGAGCGCTGAGAAGCGCATAGCTGCGCCTGAGGAGAAGGGCTCAGTGGGCGCGTCCGCTGCCATAGTGCAGCAGCCGAAGCGAGAGATTGCTCAGGACCTGAAGCCACATGAGTTGGATGAGTTCGTTGACAATGCACCGCAGACTCCTAGCGATCTGCATAAGCTGTCCAAGTACACGTCCTTCTACTCGAGGATGATCTCGGACCCGAGCAGTTCCATCAAGTGGATCACTGACAAGCTGCTGACCGACCACATTGCCGGAGACGGCCGTGTGACGACCACCAGCGCCAACGTGATTGCTCAGGACTTCCAGCACACTGTCATGGCTCCGTTTACCCGTGACTACCTGCACGCGCGGGACGAGTGGGCTAAGGGCCTAGGACTCAACTGGCTGCAGCGTAAGCTAAGCAACACGGCGCGTGAGCGTGAGTTCGGTGAGCTGGTGACTGATGCGATCGAAGGATTCGGTGACGGCGTCAATGACCCCAACGTGCAGAAGGCAGTGGCCGCTCTGCGCAAGGTGTACGCGGATGCAAAGGACTTTGCCGAGAGTGCTGGCCTAGAGGGCTTCGATCAGTTTGCGAAGGACCCGAACTACACCCCGCACGTCCACAACTCCGAGGCCTTCCGAAGGGTGCGGTCTGAGTACGAACTGGCCGAGGGCGTCGAGCCCCGCATGGAAGGCTGGACCGTAGACGAGGAGGGGATATACCAAGCGCTGCGTCGAGGTAACTACGAACTCGACCCTGAGACGGCTGCCCTGATCGCGCGCAACTACTGCGACATCGTGATCAAGAAGGACGCCGGCCGCAGGGGACAGTACTTCGACATGAGCCGCATCGGCGAGGATGGATACATCGAGAGCACCTTCAAGGCTCTGGGCTTTGAGGACGACGATGCACAGGCCTTCATCAACCTGCGCGACCGTCTGAAGAAGCCGGCCGAAAGCGAGCGTGTGAAGTATGCCAAGCGTAGGACGCTGCTCAACATGGCAACCACCATAACTGCGCGCAAGCTGAATGAGGCGACCGGGCAGGTAGAGGTGGTGACGATCCCGATCAAGGACCTGTTCGAGAGGGATGCCGGCAGGCTGGTGCATGGATATGTGCGCTCTGTGGGCGGGCGAGCCGCGATCGCTGAGGCGACCAAAGGCACTGCCTTCCACGTAACCAGCGACAAGGCTTGGAACGATCTACTCGAGAAGTCCCGGCAATTCAGTCTGGATGAGGGGATCGACGGTGAAGCTGTCGCCAAGTCTCACGCCATGATGGACATGGCATACCAGCTGCTGGTTGGCATACCGCAACACGACAACGATGCGTGGACCCGGATGCACAACGCCATTACCCGCTGGAACTTCGTGGGTCGCATGGGGCAGACTGCGTTCGCGCAGATGAGTGAGCAAGGCAACATCCAAGCTCAGTTCGGCACGATCGAGATGATCAAGCGAATCCCTGAGATGGCTCTGTTCTACAGCAAGCGTGGGGCCGATGGCCGCCTGACGTCCGAGCTATCGAACTTCATTGAGAACGAGATGGCTGCTGGCGCCGACGCTGCGATGGGCCGAGGGTTCGCCGATCACATCACCGACGTTGAGGTGGTGGAGGGTAAGTTCAGTCTGCTGGATGAAGGGCTGAGGACCATGGAGCGGATCGTTGGGAAGCCGATGGTCAAGGTCATGGCATACCAGCAGCGGATGTTCAACATCTCAATGCTGGAGCTGATGGGTGACGTTGGCAAGGGCAATAAGGTCCTGAGTCAGGTAACCAAGGATCGCTTCGCAGCTGCCGGCCTGTCCGAGCAGGACTTGCTAAAGGTCGCTGAGAACATCGGCACCAATGGCAGATACGTGCGAGGCAAGCTGGTTCATCCCGAGCATGAGGCTTGGGGCGACTATGGTCTGTGGCTGAAGTACCGGCGAGCGATGTTCCGCATGACGCGGCAAGCTGTTCAGGAGAACGACATCAGCAACCTGCCCGTCGAGCTTCATAAGAGCCGGCTGGTCAAGCTGGGCACGCAGTTCCGTACGTTCCAGATCGGGGCTATCCAGAAGCAGTTGCTGAACAACATTGCGCTGGTAAAGCAGAACCCGAAGTCCATAGAGGCTTGGGTGCCGTTCGCCTATCAGACCATGTGGGCTGGCCTAGCGTACTCTGTGATGACCGAGCTGAAAGGTGTGGGCAAGTCGGACGCCGACAAGAAGGAATGGCGTAAGAAGATGCTGACGCCTGAGCGCATCGCATCGGCCGCCTTCGCACGGTCTGGCTTCTCCACCGTAATCCCCGGCATCGTCGACACGGCGCTATGGGTCGGTGGTGTAGACCCAGTGTTCGGCCTGTCGCGCGGCTCTGGACTGCAGCAGAACTTCATCACTGGTAACCCTACCGTCCAGCTGGCCGGTAACACAATGAAGGCAGCTCGCGGTGTGGTGGCTCCTATAGTCAACCCTGACTATAAGTTCAGCCGTCAGGACTCCCGAGCCTGGCAGTCGGTGTTGCCATTCAGCACTCTGCCGGGGTTCTATAACCTATGGAACCTCGCGCCCAACCTGTTCGATCTACCAACATCCTCTACCGAGGAGTAACCAATGGCGGCCTTCGGGCCGCCTATATATTCTAGGAGTTGAATCATGGCACTTTCCTACGTCACCTATTCTGCCACGGGTGGCACGAACTACAGCGTGACCTTCCCGTATATCGCGCAGGCAGACGTCTCCGTATATGTGGATGGCGTGCTGCAGGTTGAAGGCGCTGGAAATGACTACACGTGGTTCAGCGCTACTGTAATCCAGTTCACGGCTGGCTCTACGCCAACGCCGGGACAGGTAATCAATATCCGCCGGAACACTACCGACACTGCGCGGCTGGTGGACTTTCAAGATGCCGGCAACCTGACCGAGTACGATCTTGATCTCTCGGCCAACCAGATGTTCTACCTTGTGCAGGAAGGCTTGGATAACACCAACGACCTGTCGATGCAGCTGGACACTGACAACAAGTGGAATGCTGAGACCCACATCATAAAGAATGTGGGCGACCCTGTGTCCGCTCAAGATGCCGTCACTAAGAACTACCTCGACGTGACGTGGACGGCCTACATGGATGCGTCGGTGGCCGCTGCGGCTGCCAGTGAGGCTGCTGCGGCTGCGAGTGAAGCTGCGGCTGCGGCCAGTGAGGCTGCTGCTGCGACCAGCTACGACAACTTCGATGACCGCTACCTTGGTCAGAAGGCGAGCGACCCGACCCTCGACAACGATGGCGACCCGCTGCTTACTGGCGCACTGTACTTCAACACCACCAGCGATAACATGATGGTCTACAATGGATCAGCGTGGCTGGCTATCGAGATGTACCCGTCACTTTCCGGGCAGGCCTTGAAGTTTATGAGGGTCAACGCTGGTGAGACGTCGCTCGAGTACTACGACCTGATCAACACTGCCAACATCTTTACCCAGCAGCAGACGATATGGGGCAACGGTGTGCCGTCAATGTGGAAAAGCAAGGCCTACGATGTGGCGCACGACAGTGCGTTCCAAGGCTTCTCGACCGCTGCCAGCGACGACACGGCCCGTGGCTTCGTTGGCTCCATCCCTTCTGATGGCAGTAGCTACGTCTGTATGTACACGTGGAACGATACCCTCGGCACGCCTGCGTGGAACCGGGTGTTCGGTGCTACGCCTAACGCGAAGTCGCTGGAGCTGACCAGCACTGTCATTACGTTCAACGGTAAGATATTGCCCAACGTGACCGACGCACAGACATGGACTGGACAGCAGACGTTCGCGTCACTGATTATCTCGGACCCAACGGTTGACATGACCGACTCCGCGCAATCTGTGTGGCTACGCGGTAACGATACCGGGTTCACAACGGTGTGTGGTGGCAGTGCTGTATCCGGCACGAACGGCGCTAGGGTTACCATGTATGGCAACTCGCACGCAACCTACCCCGGTCAGCTGTATCTAATCGCCGGAACTGCAGGCGAAGTGTACCTCTACAACGGAGCCGTTGCTAAGGTACTGGAGACGACCTCGGCTGGTGTGCAGGTCAACGGCACACTGCAGGTCAACAGCACGACCACGCCGTACTTCAACGTAAACGCCGGTGCTGGTTACGCGCCGCAGATGTGGCTCAAGGAGAACGGTGTTCAGAAGGGCATATTGTACTACGACGCGATCAATCACTATATGGTCATGCGCAAGTACCTTGACGCCCTCTCCGCTTCTACAGCCTCACAGATGCTGCTGTATGATAACGGCGACATCGGGTTCTCTGACAGCGTTAACAGCATCGTGTTCTATATCGGGGGCACCAATGGTGGTGGCTACTATAGGTGTAAGGGCGAGCAGCAGATGTCCTACGCTGGGCGTGTTGCTGCGGCTGGCACAGCTGAACGTCTACCGACCGGCTGGACATGTTCCAAGCTAGGTACGGGGCAGTACCGGGTCACCCACAACCTCGGCACGACTTCGTACACCGCTGTCGGGATTGTACGTAATACGTCCGTAGCGGGCACCGTGACTTGCTACACCTATACGTCAACGTACATTGACATCTACACGTACACTGCAGCGGGAGGAGGGGCGGACTATGCGTTCCACTTCATACTGCAGCTGCACACTTAACCGCAAGGTAACAACTATGCACGATAAAGAGATGGCAAATCCCATTCTCTGGATAGCCCTTGCCGGTCTGATCACCGGCATTGGGAACCTCCTCGCCAGCCAAGAAGTACTGACGTGGCGCATTGTCCTAGGACGTGCCATCTCATCGGCAGCTCTCGGGGGCTCTGCAGGGTTCGCTCTGCAGTTCGCCCCGGACATGCCATTCCCGGCTCTT